ATCGAATATCTCATTGACTTTCATCTGGTCGAATTTCGCCAGGTCAACCCTGCCGGGGAATGTGTAATCCTGGCCCGGCAGCCTAAGAGTGAGGGAAAGATAATCGGGGTGTCGCTTCACCATCTCGATGTAGAGATCCTCTCGGCGCTCATTTCGTGTTTTCAGCGCGGGTTCATGTGCCCGGATTTTATCGAGCTCATCTGCGTTGTAGTGATCGCCCTGGATGTCGATGGAGGCAGCATCCGGAGCGCCAGCCACGATAGCGCGGTAGCCTTCTGTTGCCCGGTCTTTGACGGCCACCGCCTCTTTTGGCAGTCGCGGCTCTGCCAATGCCTCGGCAAGCTTCGCTACCAGCGCCGCTTGAGTATCCGATGCTTTCGAGGCGCTTACGATCTTGGCTTTTTCGAGATCGGCTTGGCTCCACTCGGAGAACACTTTGTAACCCGCGAAGCACAGCACAATGATGATCAGGAAGGCGGTCACCTGCCCACCGCTCATTTTGTTCATAGGAAGCGCCGACAAAATTTTGTTGATCGCTTCATCAAGCCCGCCCTGCCCATTAGTGCTTCCTTCAGATATTTGAAAGACAAGCTCTAGCTCATCCTTCTCAATTTGGCCAATTTTAGCCAGCGATGGCGAGCCATATCTTATCTCGGCATATGCCCGAAGCATTTGCTCCTGAAACTCGATGAAGCCATGCATGAGGTTCGGGGTGAGCGTCGAATGGTAACGATCTCCATTCACCTTGACACTAAAAAGTGGCCAGCCCCGGAAGCAAGGCATGGTAAAGCCAGTCTCCCCAACAGAGTTCAAAACTCGAAGGAAGTCTTCGGCACTGTCTACATAAACTACGTCCGTCATTAAGGCCCGCTTCCCGCGTTGAGTTGTAAATTTTTGCAGACGTACATCTCGCCGCTGCACTAGGTGCCCTGGCGCGTGATCAAGCCTTTCTGGCATTCCAGATCAGCAGCACCTTAGCGTGAATAGTCACGTCGTCGATCCTCGCCGTCTGGTTCTCGTAGTGCTGGTTGTCCGAGATCAGCCGATAGTGTTCCTCGTCCAGCCGCATCATCCGCTTGATGTAGAGCTCTTTGTGCCAGGTCAGGACATAAATCCCGTCACCGATGAAGTCCCTCACGCCTTTGTCGACGATCACCAGGTCTTTGTCGTTGATCGTACCTTCCATGCTCTGGCCCCAGCCGTTGATCATGGCCAAGGAAGTCGCGGCGGTGTACGTCACCCCTTTTTCTCGCAGAATTTCCTCGCGCACCACCAGGTTTCGGACCACCTCCGTGTAATCCGGCGGTATCTGGCCGTCACCCATTGCCGCTCGGATATCGTAATGCGGAATAAGGATTTCTTCGCTTGTCGGTCGCAACCCGGCCAGGTTTCCAGGCATGTAACTCGTCGGCGCGTCATCTGGCTCGCCAGCCGCAGCGACGATTCGATCGCGCGCCTCGTTTGAGAAGCCCTTCACCTTTGCGAGCGACTGCTTGAGTTGTTCTATTGCGGAAAGCCCCTGCTTCGAGGGCTTTGGCTCAGGAGAGGTGGGGCTGACCAAGCTTCCGGCAGGCAAGCCTATTTTCTCTTCCAAATTCGCAGCCGCTTTCTCGCCTAGATTCCTGTGCCCATTGAGTATTTGGGACAAGTACGAAGCGTCGAGGCCGTGCTGATTGGCGAAGTCTTTTTGGGAGGTCCCGGCCATCGCGGCTTTAAGGGCATCCACTCGCAATTTGTTGGTATCCATTGGCCAATCATCGCTTTCAGTTAGCAATCAGTAAATTACGGTTTGCTATTGTCTGGTTGATTAGCAGTTGCTAATCTGTGAGGCAATACGGAGGCGCCCCCATGAATCTGCACGAGTACATCAAATCGTTGGACAAAGACGCCTTGGAGAACTTCGCATCCAGGTGTGAGACCAGCGCTGGCCAGTTGAAACAGGTTGCATATGGCTACCGCCGCCCTGGCGCTGCTTTGGCTATTTGCATTGAGCGCGAATCCGAAAGAGCTGTTTCCTGCGAGGAGCTTCGGCCTGATATCGATTGGGCATATCTCCGCAGTTCTGACCCGACAAAGACCGCCGCTTAGGCCGCGCTCAAATGGCGCCGTTGGCACATCTTGCTATGCCGGTTTGTGCGCAGCCACATAAACATTTTCGAGGTTTTACGGATGCTGGATTTTCTCAAGGCTTGCCACAGCGTTGTTCAAGACGCCGACACCAAGAACCTTGCCACCTTGCTCGGTATGCCGCCTGTGAGCCTATTGCAGCGCGGGAATGCGGATTACGACGGCGCCTGGTTCAACGTGAAGCACCTGTATGCGTTGTTGCTGCATACGGAGGACATGCGGCCATTGGCAGCATTGGCTGAAGAGTTTGGATATGTGATCACGAAGACAGAGCTGCCGGCTGCGATTGGCGTTCAGCAGGCTCTTGGCAAAGTGGCATTTGAGATTTCCGAACTGACCATCGAGACGCACAGCGCCATGGCTGACGGCCGCGTCGACCAGATCGAGCGTGCCCGAATTCTGCGTGAAATCGATCACGCAGAGAAGGCGCTCGCTCAGCTGAAAGCTTCGGTAAAGGTCGCTTGAATTCCAGGCACAAAAAAGCCGGTGGCTAGACCGGCTTCTTCAACAACACTTGTGAGGCCGATTATGCACGCGACAACCTCCCCACACAATAGCCCGGCTGACTCGTCAGGTCTTGGCGTTTCACCAAATCTGACGCATCAGGTCATGTCGTCCCGAGAGATCGCCGACCTGACCGGCAAGCGCCATCCCGACGTGAAGCGGGACATTCAAGCGATGCTGCGAGACCTGAAAATAGATGTGAGCAGTTTTGCTCACATCTATCTGGACGGCCAGAACCGTCAGCAGACCGAGTTCCTGCTTGACCGCGAGCATACCGACTGCCTGCTGACCGGCTACAGCGCCGAGTTGCGCATGAAGGTGATCCGCCGTTGGCGAGAACTTGAAGCGCGGGTTATTGGCCATGTCCAGATTCCCGCCGACTTTGCCCAGGCGCTGCGCCTGGCCGCTGACCAAGTCGAGCATAGCCGCCAGCTTCAGGGCGTTATCGATCAGCAGGCCCCCAAGGTGGCCGCCATCCAGCGCCTTGCCGCTGCGGGCGGGGCGATCTGCATCAGCGATGCCGCCAAGCACCTGCAGCTGAGGCCGACTCAGCTCTTCACCTGGCTGCAGCAGAACAAATGGATTTTCCATCGTGGTAGCTCCACGCGCTGGACGGCGTTCCAGCCCCGCATCACCTCCGGGCTGATGGTGCACAAGGTCACCGAGCTGAAGCCCGACAAGGAGACCGGCGCCGAGCGCGCTGCGTTCCAGCCTCTCATCACCCCGAAGGGCCTTGCCCTGCTTGCCGAAAAGAATATTGGAGCCGCGCAGTGAGCGTTCAAGCAATGACCTGGGCGATGGATATCCCGACGTCCTCCCTGGATAACCCCGCAGCGCGGCACGTCTTGCTGTGCATGGCCAACTACGCCGGGCCAGAAGGCCGTGGCGCCTTTCCGTCTGCGGCGACTATCTCGAAACAGACGGGGCTTTCGGAGCGCACGGTCCGCCTGAAATTGGATGAACTGGAGAAGGCCGGGTGGATCGCCGAGGGCAATCAGGCAATTGCCGCTGCCTACATCGACCGCCGCGACCGCCGCCCCGTGGTGTATGACCTTCAGCTAAAGCGGGGTGCAAATGCTGCACCCCGTAAAGATCGGGGTGCAGATGACCGCACGGGGTGCAGCTCACAACCGAACGGGGTGCAGGAAAACGCAGAACGGGGTGCAGCAGCTGCACCCAATACACCATTGAACCATCAAGGAACCGAAGAGCAGCAGCAGCGCGAGGTTTCGGACTTGATCGGCCATCAGGATCGGCAGGCCATCGACGATCTGGACAACCGTCAGCGGTATGCGATGCACGCCACCTGGTCGCCGGACAGTCGCTACCTGATCGCCCAAGCCCAGATTGCCGGGGTCAAGCCGACAGAAATCCCTGACTCAGTCGTCAAGTCGTTCATGGGCTTCTTCGCCGCCAAGCCCGACACCGTGGACACAGCAGCGGGATGGTGCCGTCGTCTTGTGACTTGGTTTGTCCGTGAGCGAGCCCAGGGTGCCGTTGAAGTCGAGAACGAGACTCCGGCGCCGAGCAACTGGGCCGCGAAGGGGGTGACGCTGTGAGTGGTCCAATCCGCGCTGGTTACCTGGTTGAGCATCGTCAGGCTGACCCGACCTACAGCTTTGCCCCTGCGGTACAGGTCGAGATCGATCCTGCCACCCAGCAAATCATCGACGAACTGTTCCTCCGGCTTCAGGGCGCCTGCGGCGCTTGGCGTCAGTCCTGGCCGAATCAAACAATCATGGACGCTTCGAAGCTCGAGTGGTTGGCGGAGTTCATGCGCTCTGGCATCACATCCATGGATCAGTTACGTCACGGAATGCGAATGGTCAGTGCCAGCAAGTCCGCTTTCGTGCCGGCTCCGGGCGTGTTCGTGAGTTGGTGTTTCGCGCCGGAGGGCTTGGGGTTGCCGAGCGTTGAGACCGCGTATTTGCAAGCGTTGCGCAATTCTCACCCTGGCATGGAAGGTCGCGGTAAGTGGTTTCACCCTGCGATTTATCACGCGGCGGCGGCCGCCGGTTTTCTAAGCCTGCAAACACTTCCCAGGGAGCTTGGTCTTGTTCGATTCGAGCAGAAGTATCAGGACCAGTGCCGGAAGATCTGGCGCGGCGAAGAGATGCCACCGGTGCCCGTTGCCCAGATAGCAGCGCCTGGAAAGTCCTCAACCGTAGAGGTTGGCATGAAAGCCCTTGCCGAGCTTCGCGCCAAACGCTCAGGGAGCGCCCAATGAAAGAGCCGATCTTGGTTACCTGCAACACGTGTGATCTGGAAGGGGCAGCGCTTGATTGGGCGGTTGCATTTGCCGAGGGCATTAAGGTGGTACTCGCTGCCCCTGCTTACGGGAATGGTTGGCGTGTTCGCTATGACCTGCACTATTCGCAGGCCAAGTATTCCCCGTCTAGTGATTGGAGCCAGGGCGGCCCGCTGATTGATAAACATCGTCTCGGCTTCGGTATCTACGCAGATCACTATTTTGCTGTCACCGGCCTGAACGAGCAGTCAGGGGCAGGGACGGGCGCCAATCACCTCACCAGCGCATGCCGCGCCGTTGTCGCGTCTGCCTTTGGCGATGCCGTGTCGGTCCCCAAGGAACTGCTGGCATGAAGCAGACAAAACTTACCAAAGCAGCCCGTGGCCGTGAATGCCAAGTCCGCGTGCCGGGCGTCTGCAACGGCAATCCGGAAACCACCGTGCTGGCTCATTTCCGCATGTCCGGCACCCGCTGTGGTGTTGGCCTCAAGCCGAACGACCTGCAGGGCGCCTGGGCGTGCAGCTCATGTCACGACGCGGTGGACGGCCGTCGTAAGACCGACTTCAGCAGTGACGAGCTCAGGGTCATGCACCTCGAGGGGATGGTGCGAACCATCGATATCTTGGTGGGCGAGCGGGTGATTGCAGCATGACAACGGCGCTCACGACCTGGAAGCCGAAACCCGCCCGCGCCAAGCCGGTTGACCGCGAGGGCCTGGAGCAGGCCGCCCTGATGCGCGAGATCGAACTGCGCTACCCCGAGGTGCATCGCCTGATCTTCCACGTCCCCAACGGCGGGCATCGGCACAAGCTGGTGGCTATCAAGCTGAAAGAGCAGGGCGTGAAGGCCGGGGTGCCGGACCTGATCTTGCCCATGGCCCGTGGCGGGTATTTCGGGCTATACATCGAATTCAAGGCCACGCCGCCCAACGATGCGGAAGTGTCGGCGAACCAGCACGCTTTCATCCAGGCGCTGAATGGCCAGGGCTATTTGGCTGTTGTTTGCCGTGGGCACTTCGACGCAATGGAGGCGCTGCGGGCATATCTCCGGCTGCCGAAGACGGTGGCAGCGTGAGTACCGCGGCGCTCAAGATTACCGACGCCGAAATCAAGCGCCAGGCCGCCGGCCCTGTCCGGGATTTGCGGGATATCGAGAACCGTGGACTGTATCTGCGCTTCGCGCAGGATCGCGCCCGGGCGTCGTGGTACCTGGTCCTGCGGGGCAAGTGGAATCTGATCGGCAGCTTTCCCGACCTCACGGCAAAGCAGGTCGTCGCGGCACTGCCGGGGATTCGCCTGCGCCTCGATGCCGGTGCCGGGTCGACACTGTCCAAGTGGGTCACCACCCGTGAGCTGCTGGACTGGTTCGCCGATCGCATGTCGCGGGACCGCAACCTCTCCGACAAGCGCAAGAATACTGGCGCCTCGGCCATCAAGTGCCACCTGGTCCCACGCCTGGGCGATCTGCCGCTGACCAGCATCGACAAGGCCACGCTCGACAGTGAGCTGATGTGGCCGCTACAGGAAACCATCTCCATCGACTACGTGCGGTCGGTCTTCCAACTGCTGGCCCTGGCCTTTCGGCAGGCATTCAAGCTCCGGCTGATCTCGGAAAACCCTATGAAGGACATCAAGTTCAAGGACTTCTCGACGGCCAAGGTCGGGATCAAGCCGTCGCGGCTGCGCGGCACCCAGTTGCAGGACCTGCTGGCGAGCCTGGCGGTCGTGATCGCGGACAGCCCGCACGACGGCATGCTGGCCATGATGATGCTCTGCCACGGCACGCGCATCGGCGAAACCCGGCAAGCCCGCTGGTCGCACATCAGCTTGGCCGAGCGGGAGTGGTTCATCCCGGGCGAGCACACCAAGACCGGTGTCGAACATCACCTGCCGCTGACCGACCAGCTCCGGCACCTGCTTATGTGGTACCGGGACCGGCAGCAGGCCCAGGGCTACGACGGGCAGTTCCTGTTCCCAGGCCGGGCCGGTGAAGGTCTCAGCGAGGGCAGGGCCAGTGCCGTGTTCTCTCGCGTGGGCAAAGGCGAATGGACGAGCCACGATCTGCGCAAACTCGCTCGCACCTGCTGGGCAGATATCGGCATCGACCATCTGATTGGTGAGCTGCTGATCAACCACGCCATGGGCCACAACGTGAAGGTTTACGTCCAATCCGGCGTGATGGATCGCAAGCGCGATGCCTTGGAGAAGTGGCACGCCCATCTAGACGAGAAGGGCATGACCCTTATTCACGCATTGACCGGCTTTAGATACGAAGATTCTGATAACTCGCTACAGCCCACGGATGACGTGGCCTCTAGCACAGTTGCCAACACCACCATAGGCGAGGTTTCAAAAGCATGAAAAAGA